CCCTTGTGCACGCGGCCGAAAGTTGCACAATAGGGGGGCCGGAAAGCCTCTGGAATCGATTCCTAGCATCCGAAACCGCCGTCGCGGCCGTTGCTAACGTCGAATCGATTGTGGGGCAGCGTAGGACCGTCCAAATAACACCGAAAGGACCGATATGGGAACACGTGGCCCGAAGCCGACACCCACAAACATTTTGCGTTTGCGCGGTAGCGAGCTGCTAGCCAAGCGGCAGAACGAGCCGACGGGTAGCGATGGTCCGCCGCTGGTGCTCCCATTCGTCGCAAACGACGAGGTTGCCAGGCGCTATTTCGACCGCCTTATCGAAGACTTGCGCCGGCTTGGGCTATACGCCGCGGAGGACTACGCCGCGCACAACGCGTGGGCGCAAGCTTGCGCCGAATTTGAACGTGCCGAGGCTACGTGCCGGGAAAGGGGCTTGGTACTTGAAACGGCGCAGGGCGCGTATATCTCTCCTTGGAAGAAACTGCGCGACGATGCAAGGTCCGAGGTTGCGCGGTTGGGTAAGTGCTTTGGGCTTACGCCAGCGGATCGGGTCGGATTGTCATCCAAGAAGGACGTAAAGGGGGATGCCAGCGGAATCGAAACGCTCCTCAAATCGACGGCCTAAGCTTGCCGCTGTTGCGGGGTTTAGCGCATCGGCCACCGCCGCAAAAGGCGATTGGTTCGACGTGGAGCAATTCGAACGCATACAACGTTTCTTTGGGCAGCTGAAGCACGGCAAAGGAATTTGGGCCGGCAAACCGTTTGAATTGCTTCCTTGGCAACGCGACCTATTGGGGGCGCTGTTGTGTTGGAAGCGCCCCGATGGCACGCGCCGTTTTCGGAAGGCTTATATTGAAGTCCCGCGCAAAAACGGCAAGTCCACACTTCTAGCCGGCTTGGCTATCTACATGCTCATGTGCGATAACGAGCAGGGAGCCGAAGTCTATTGCGCCGCAAGCGCCAGGGACCAAGCCGCAATCGTCGGCGACGCATGTAGGGCGATGGTTCAGGGCAACCCGGTTTTGGCGGCACGCGTGGACGTGTTCCGAAACGTGATTACGTTCGGCACGTCGAAGCTGGAAATTTTGTCCAGCGACGCCGGCACGAAGCACGGCAAAAACGCCAGCACCGTTATTTTCGACGAGGTGCATACGTTCCCTAACCGCGACCTGTACGACGCGCTGGTAACGAGCATGGGAGCGCGGCAGCAGCCGCTAGAGGTTTCAATTACCACCGCCGGCCATGATCGAAATAGCCTGTGTTGGGAATTGCACAACTACGCGGAAAAGGTGCGCGACGGCCTAATCGACGATCATGCATTTTTCCCGGCCGTGTTTAGCGCCCCCGTGGACGCCGACTGGAAAAGCCCGAAGGTTTGGCGCAAGGCAAACCCGTCCCTTGGAATCACAGTTACCGAAGCGTATCTAAAGGCCGAATGCGATAAGGCCCGCGAGCTTCCCGCATACGAAACTACATTTCGGCAGTTGTATTTATGCCAATGGACGGAATCGAAACGTGCATGGATTTCATCGGATGCGTGGAAGGCTTGCGCGTCGAGTGCCGCGGACCCGACATTGTTGGCCGGCCGCGAATGCTGGGGCGGTCTAGACCTTTCAACCACCACCGACCTTTCAAGCCTTTCGCTGGTGTTCCCGTTGGCCGACGGTTCGGTAGACGTGCTTTCGTGGTCTTGGTGTCCCGAGCGCGGAATTAGGATTCGAAGTCGCACCGACCGCGCCCCATATGACGTGTGGGCCGCACGCGGGGAACTGATTCCGACGCCTGGCGATGTGGTGGATTACGATTTCATCGCCGAAAAGATTCGGGACGTTTGCAAGACGTACAACGTAAAGGCGCTTGGGTTTGACCCTTGGAACGCTACGCAGCTTTCGACGCAGTTGTACGGCGAGGGCGTGCCGATGCTGGAGGTTCGCCAGGGCTACCGCACACTTAGCGAACCTTCCAAGAAACTGGAAGCGTTGGTGGTTTCCCGAAAAATCAGGCATCCCGATAGCCAGCTTTTGAATTGGGCTATCTCAAACGTCGTTTGCGACCAGGACCCCGCCGGCAATCTGAAGCCTTCAAAGGCTAGCAGTACCGAGCGTATCGACCCGGCCGCAGCTCTCGTAACAGCCCTTGCAACCTGGCTACACCAAAAGGTTGATACCGGCCCCTCTATCTACGAGGAAAGGGACATTACATGGGTCTAAAGGACATTGTGCGCCGCTATCTAGGAGCGGCCCCACCACGCGCCGATTTTGAAGAAACGGTTCCCATTGGGCAGACAATTTCGGGTTCCGTTCAGAGCTACGTACAGACGTACAGCTATACCGGCGAATCGATCACCCCGACGCGTGCGCTTGAATCGCCGAGTGTGTACGCGTGCGTGCGCCTGATTGCGTCAAGCCTTTCGCGGTTGGAATGGCAAGTGTTGCGCGAAACCGAAAGCGGGAAGGTTGCCGAATCGAATCACCCGCTTTACGGCTTGCTCAATTACGAGCCGGGCGAAGACTATACCGCAATGGCGTTCCGCGAAGCGCTGCTTACCAATTGCCTACTTACAGGCAACGGGTACGCGTATATCCAGCGTGACCGCGCCGGCCGTCCTGTTGCGTTGGAATTGCTGCGACCCGACTACGTGAGCATTTACCGCGACCAAAACAACCAACCGTATTACCAGGTTTGGAGCGGACAATACAAGGGAACGGACGCGGAAAAGAAATCGCGGAAGTTTCGATCCTACGACATTTTCCATATCACCGGGCCGACAATGGAAGGCGTTTTGGGCGTTCCTCCGATTCACTTGATGCGCGACATTATCGGTTTGGAACTGGAGGTGCAGCGTTACGTAACCACGTTCTACGCAAACAATGCCGTGCCTGCGGGAACCCTTCAGATGCCCGGCCGACTCAGCCCCGACGCTTCAAAGCGTTTGCGTGAGGCTTGGCAAGCGGCGCACGGTGGAGCAAGCCGCGCCGGCCGCGTGGCCGTGCTTGAGGACGGATTAAAGTACGAACCGATTGCCGCCAATTTCAAGGACGCCGACCTAATCGAAATGCGGAAGTATTGCCGGCAGCAAATCGCCGCCGCATTCGGTGTTCCGGCGCACAAAGTCGGCGACACGGATGCCGTTAGCTGGGGGAGTTCAGAACAGGCGGATGCCGAATTTGTGAAACACACCCTTAGTAGCTGGGCGGTGCGTCTTGAACAAGAGGCTTCGCGGAAACTCATTCCGCGCGGGGAAAACTATTGCACCCGCGTTTCGTTCGACACGCTTTTACGTGCCGACATGTCTACGCGGTTCAACGCGTACGCAATCGGCATTACCAACGGGGTGCTTACCGTGAATGAGGCCCGCGCCCTGGAGGGCCGGCCGGCGGTCGAAGGCGGCGATGCCATCCGTGTTCCGATGAATACCGAAACGCCGGGACAGCCCGAGCAGCCAGCGCCGCAGCCGGAAGAGCCGGAAGCCGAGGAGCCATCAATCGACTTGGACCCGGAAGAGGTGATTTCGGAGCCGGCCGCAGAAGTCGAGGAACCCGACGCCGAGGAAATCGACGAAGAGGAACGGGCGTCCATTGCTCTAGCCGCGGTTCGTCCTGCGGTCGAAGCGGCATTCCGCCGGCACGTTGACCGCGTTTCCGAATACCTTTTGCGCCAGCGAACCCAAACCAAAATCGACCGTTGGGAGCCGCCTTTGGATTGCATCGAAGCCGACTTGCGTTCGACCGTCGAGGGCATCGGTCGCTTGCTTGGGAATGAATCAAAAGCCACCGCGGTGCTGGAATCCGAGTTGCTCCGGCACGGCCGTATGTTGCGTCGAAGTGTTACAAGCATTGCAAGGCTTACGGATGCAATCGAAACATGGCGCACCCTTCCAGGAGCGGCGGCGGCATCCATGCTTGACCTGTTGAAGCTTGAAATCTTGAACCTCCCAATTTTGGAGAAAGCAAATGTTGAAGCGTGAGCAGAGAGACAAGGGAACCCTTAGCGGTTCGGATTCGCTTCGGGTTCGCGGTTATGCAGCGACCTGGGACACGTATTCGATGGGCACTTTCGACGAGCGGCTAGACCCCGCCGCGTTCAATCGCGCCCTAGAGGACGCCGGCGATATTGCGCTACTTTGGAATCACGACACCGGCAAGCCCCTTGCACGCGTCCGTGCTGGCAATCTTCGCCTTTGGGCCGATGAGGTTGGTTTGGGTTTCGAAGCAACCTTGCCCGACACGCAGACAGGCCGAGAGGCTTACGAGCTGGTGAAGTCCGGCGTAGTTACCCAATGCTCGTTTGGGTTTCAAGTTCGGGACGAAACCTACGAAAAGGGCACGGATAAGCCGCTTCGAATCATCCGCGACGCCGAATTGCTGGAAATCTCTCTTGTAACGTTCCCAGCGAACAATACGACGAGCGTGGAAGCCCGCCAAGCTTCACAGCCGGCGCGAAAGCGTATCCACCTGATGCCGCCTATTTGACCTTGCACGCCGGTTTTAGCGTGCGATAATCGCGGCGACAATTCGAATACGCCCAACGGCCCCCGCCTAGTGCGACCCGATTGGAGCGTTAATCGTGCTTCCGTGTAGCCCTTGTGGCGCATTGGCGCGAAGCGTTTGTAACTGGATGACTACAACCGCTGCGCCCGTGCGCTTTTTTTTCGCCGCGCAGCGCTTTTACGGAGACTGATGAAATGCGAACCAATACAGGCTTGGACCGCGGCAGCGACGAATACCGCGCCCTGTTTCAGAACTACCTTCGGCGCGGCGCGTCTGCACTTACGGAAACCGAGTTGCGAACCCTGAGCCTTGCCGGAAGCGGCCTGGGTAGCGGCGTTGCTCCAACCGGGTGGACCGACTTTATCGACGCCGCTATCGACCAGGACGCAATCCTTAGCCGCGTTCGAAAGGTTCAGAGCGCCGAGCGCTTTACGGCCCCCATTTACGTCGGTTCGGAAGCCATGAACAATACGAGCGTGGTTGCCCGTATCGACGTTACCGCTGGCGGCAGCGGCTACAGCACCGCGCCAACCGTCACGTTTACGGGCGGCGGCGGCAGCGGAGCCGCGGCTACCGCGACCGTTTCGGGCGGTGCGGTTACGGCCATTACCGTTACCAACACCGGCAGCGGCTACACGTCGGCCCCAACCATCGGGTTTACCGGCGGTGGTGGCAGCAGCGCCGCGGCTACTGCCGTGATCGGAACCGAGGGATTGCGTACCGAGAGCTATACGGCGGGAACGGCGTTTGCCCTTCCGCAGCAGGGTTCCGGCGGATCGACTACCTACACGTTCCAGCTGAAGAAAGTGCACGTTTGGTGCAGGGTTTCTAATGAGCTTTTGGAAGACAGCTCATCGGCGGCCAGCGTCGAGCAGTTTCTTATGCAGGAAATGGCAAGCGAACTTAAGGGCGAAATCAATCGCCAAATTCTCATTGGCAACGGTACGAGCGAGTGCCAGGGCGCTTTCAATTCGGCCAAGGCTTATAGCCGAACGGCGAGCACCGGAGTTGCGACCACCAACAAGACCAGCGACATTCTTGCCGCGGCTTGGGGTGCTACCAATACGGCGCTTCCTCCGATGAGCTACGAGAGTTACGTAAACAGCGTGGCGGTGATTAACGCTCGTCTTACGGCTAGTTTCGATTCGACGTTCTACCCTCCCCTGTTCCCGGTCTTTATGGGCAACATGCCGCAGGGAACCACCGTCGAGGGTCTTCCGACCATTCATTACAGGCTGAGCGCTACCACGCCGGCCGCCGGCGATACGTTGGTTATGTTCTTTGACCCAACCAAGTACCTGTTGGCTACAAACTTCGCCGGGTTTACTGTTACCCGCCTCTCGGAGAGGTACAGCGATTCAGACACTACGGCATTCGTCGCGTCCGTGCGGGCTGACGGTTGCCTACTTCACTCTTCCGGCGTGCTCAACGTGAACCGCGCCTAAGCCTGCACAGAAAGAGGACACACATGGACGGCAAGGAAACTTACCGAGGACTCGTCGAGAAGATGGGCAACCTCTACCGCGAGATGCAGGGTCTTATCGACGCTGCAAACGAGAACGGCGGCGACATGAGCGAGGCCGATACCAAGCGCTTCGAAGACATGAAGGCCGAGTACCGCAAGCTTCAGCAGCAGCGCGAGCGCAACCACGAGATGATGAGCCTTGCACAGAAGGACTCTTCGATTGGTTGGGTTGACGTTCCCGACGCGCCGGAGCGCCGCACCGCTGCCCCCAAGGCCGGCAAGAAGTCCGAGCGCTGGGGCGCGTTCGCCGATACCGCCGAGTACCGCGACGCTTTCGACGCATACCTTCGCCGCGGCGAGTTGGTCGGCCCGACCGAGCAGCGAGCGCTTAGCGAGGGCGGAGCCGGCCTGGGCGACGTGGTTGCCCCGACCGAGTTTTCCGACAAGCTTTTCGAGCAGCTGCAAAAGGTTGTGACCCTGCGACAGATTTCGCAGATTATGCCGATGGGGTCTTGGAAGCGCGACCTGGTTATCGAAGGCGCGGTGGCTAGCGTCAACTGGACAAGCGAAGGCAGCGCCATTACGGATTCCTTCCAGTCTGCCAGCACGTTTACCAACACCGTGCTTACCCCGCGCAAGCTGGCGGGTCTGACCAAGGTTTCGCGCGAGCTGCTGGAGGATGCGCCGGCCCGCGGTCCCGGCTTCAGCCTGGAGAACATTCTTACCAATTCCTTCGCCAAGGGTTTCGCGGAGAAGGAAGAGCAAGGTTTCCTCGTGGGTACGGGCGCTTCGGGACAGCCGACCGGCGTGCTTACGCTTGCGTCGGGCGGTCCTTCGGTCGGTAAGCAGATTGCTTCCAACACCGCTATTACCGCTGCCGAGGTGATTGATTGGGTTTACAGCCTGCCCCGGCAGTATCGCCAGCACCCGAGCGCGGCAATCCTCCTTTCGGATACGGCCCTTAGCTATATCCGCAAGGCGGCCGCTACTGCCGCTACCACGCAGCTTCAGTACTTTTGGGAGCCTTCGGGCCAGCTCGGCGAGCCGGACCGCATCATGGGTATCCCGGTCTACGCGTCGCACTACGTCACCGCGCCGGCGACCAGCTCGCAGGGCTTCGCGTCGGGCGGTGGTATCTGCGGCATGATCGGAGCGTTTGACTACTGCGTGATCGGACAGCGCAGCCAGTTCAGCCTTCGCGTGCTCAATGAGCGCTACGCCGACGAAGACAACGTTGGCATGGTGTGCACGAGCCGCGTGGACGTGAAGCTTACTCAGATGGACGCTTTCCGCTATCTGCGCGGCGCGGCCAGCTGATTGGCTGAGTAACGAGATACACGCCCCCAAGGCGGGAAACCGCCTTGGGGGCTTTAGGGACACCATGAAAATCAGAATGCTCCAAACCGTTGGAACCTGTGACGAGGGTTTCGGAGAGGGCCAAACCTATGAGGTTTCGGATTCTCGGGCGGTTGAGTTCATTTCGTTAGGTTGGGCCGAGCGGGCGGAGTTTCACCCCGACCAACCCGAAGCATGCGTAAAGCCGAATTGCTGCCGTGCGGCTAGGAAGGGCGCAAAGCGTGAAGGGTAATTCCTACATTCCGTTCATGGTCCGACGCGGCGACGGTTCGACGCTTTCGCTGGACTTTACGAGCATGTCGGCGCTGGATTCTCGGTTCACTTTTAGCCGATCCAGTTTGGCAACATTGGTTAGTTCTACCGGTTTGGTTCGTTACGCGGACCACAATTTGTTTACGAACACGGCGTGGCTAGGGTCTACGCTTCCAACCAATTGGGCTTTGCTTATTGGAACCGGTACGACAACTTGGAACGGTGATGGTTCCGTAACTATGACCGCCGTCACAAATCAGCGGCCCGCAATTAATCACGTAACCATAACCACCATCAATCCCGGTTTGCCACACACCTTCGGGTATTTGGCGACCAATGTAAGCGGCTCGCCGCAGATTTCGCAAATCATTGCCAGCAATGTTGCCGGTGAGACTTATGCAATCAATGGTGTTACGGTTGCGTCCACTACTGTTGTGCAAAGCAATGACTTGGTGTCGTGCACCTTCACCCCGACGACAACAAACGTGACGGCGCGGATTGGACCTGGATCGTCCGGTCTTATGTCAAACACAAGCGTTACGGCGTCTAGGACACAATTCAATATCGGAACTAGTTTGCAATCGTACGTTGCAAACACTAGTACCGCTTCCGCTTATCACGCTCCGCGATTCGACTACGACCCTTCGACGCTTTCGGCAAGAGGATTGCTTATCGAAGGAAGCACCACCAACCGCGTTTTGTATTCGCAAACGTTCGCAACTACGGGCGCTGGTACGCCGCATTGGACCGAACAGCACATTACGCGAAACAGCACCAACAATACGGACCCCGCCGGCGGGTCTACGGCGTTGCGTATCACAACTTCAAACCCAACCGGCACGCTGCTAAATAACGTAAACCTTGCATCCGCCCAGCGCACTTTCAGCATTTACCTTCGACGCGTAAGCGGAACCGGCAACGTCGAGCTTACGCTTGACGGTGGTACAACTTGGACCGCGCAATCGATTACCTCATCCTGGGCGCGCTACAGCATTACGGCCACAAGCACCGCAAACGTAGGTGTTCGCGTTGTGGCAAACGGCGACAGTATCGAACTGTGGGGGGCACAGGTCGAGGATGGAGCCGGGGCAAGTTCGTACATTCAAACGGGAACTAGCACCGTGCAGCGGGCGGCGGATTCGTGTGACATGACTGGTTCTAATTTCTCGTCGTGGTTCCAGTCGGGAACGCCGTACACGATGTTGTTCAAGTATTCAATGAATAACCCGGCAGATTGGGCCGGATCGAATGCGGATCGTGGCGCGGGTTTGTTGAGCGCGTCGTTCAGTAATTCTCGAGTGTTCATCAATGCCGCATACCGTGTTGCGTCGGGATCTACGGATATCGGCCGATTCGTTCGTGTGTACGACAGCGGAACGCTGGATATGGCTCCATCGGTATTGCCTGCCGCTGCGTCGAATACCGCTCTTGTGTTTGCCGTAAACACGAACGACGCTGCGGTGTCTGCGGCAAACCAAAGTCTCGGAACAGATGCGTCGTGCACATTGCTGACTGGTTACACCGACTTCTCAATCGGTCGGGTGTCTGGTTCGTCCGGTCATCTAAACGGATGTATCCGCCAAATCAAATACTGGCCGACCCGCCTGCCCGACGCAACCCTTCAGAGCCTCACACAATGACCGACTACTACCTACGCGCAAACACAGAAGCCGCCATGAAAAACGCATTTCTTGCCGCCGGCATCGACGTAACCGGAATCGATGGCGAGGTAATCATGGTTCAGGGCGTGCGCGTGGACATTGGATGGTTGGGAGCAATCCCAGGCGTTAGCGGATACCACGCCAACATGAGGGTGTGCGGAGAACTGCCGGAATCGATGCTAGCCGAGCTTCCCATTTTGAATCCGGCCCCATCAACGCCGGCGAGGGTTTGGGCATGAGCGAAATTCGGCAGAGCCTTTCGGACACAAACGCCACCGCCGCGGTGATTACGTCGGCAGAGTTTAAGACACACGCCCGCATTTACCATTCGCAGGATGATGCGTATATCTCTACGCTTATCGTCGCCGCTACCCAGGCAATCGAAGCGGAAACGCGGCGGGCGCTTATCAATCGGGAAATGACGCTTTCGCTGGAATCGTTTCCGGCCGAAGGTGAAATTGTTTTGCCGCGTTCGCCGCTTTCGTCCGTAAGCAGCGTTGGGTATGACGATACAAACGGTGATCTTCAAATTTTCGACGCTTCCAAGTACCTCGTTTACAGCGTAAACGGGGTTGGCCGCGTCAAGCTGAAGAGCACCGAATCGTGGCCTAGCACGCTTGCCGTTGGCGGAATGGACGTTTTCGTAGCCTTTACCGCCGGCTACGGGGCCACAAGCGCCAGCGTTCCGGCGGCCCTGCGGCATGCCGTTTTGCTTCAGGCAACGCACCTGTACGACAACCGGACGCCGGTGGGACCGACGCAGCTTTACGAGATTCCGCGCACCGTCGAGCGGCTTATCGTGCAGTATCACACGGGGGATTATCAGTAATGAACCCCGGATACATGCGTACTCCGCTTGAAATCCTGACGCCTACCGAAACGGTAGACACCTACGGCCAATCGACGAGCACCTACACGGTTGGGGATACGGTTTTCGCCGCGATAAACGAGGCTAGCGCGGATGAAAAGATGAACCACCGCCAAATGAACGCGGTAGTTACGCACCGCATCCGCCTTCGATGGCATCCGTCCATTACCCACAAGACGCGGCTTCGAACCGTCGCAAACCAAGCCGGAATGGCCGTGACGGCTTGGGACGTGGTTTCCGTAATTAACTGGCAAGAGCGCCGGGAATACCTGGATTGCGTTTGCCGACAGGTGATTACCTGATGGCACGCGCCGGCCGCCAATCCAACCTTTCTAGGTATCTCGTCGAGGGTATTCCCGAGATGGAACGCACCATCCGCGACCTGACCCACCGAGACTTGGAGGAAGCGGTACTAGGCGTGCTGGAAGATATTGGTATGCCAACCAGGCGGGCGCTTATCAACTACTACACAGGCCGCACAGGAAAACACGACGGCGAAAGCCTGAAACGTGCCATGTCTCACCGCTGGTGGAGCAGGAAGCGGCAGCAGGGTTTGCCGGTTGGTTTTACCCGCGTGCTTGCGGCTCGCAAACTGTTTACGGACGGGTTTGGTTTCAAGGTTGCCAAGCTGAAGAGGGGAAGCGGGTTTTTCCTGCGAATCAAGGCGTGGGGGCCGGGGATTCACTTGGTCGAAAAGGGGCGCTACAAGAGCAACAAGGGCAACAATTACACCGGCTGGCGTTCGGGTCTTTCGATTCTGAAGCGGTTCGAAAGTTGGGCAATCGGGGCGCTTAACACGCGCATTGGTCCCGCAATCGAAAAAGCAGCGCAGCAGGCGGCGCGTAGGAATGGGGTGCGGCAATGAGCGCAGTAGTTGCGGCCGTTGTACGTGACGCATTGGGAGCAATCCCAGGCGTTACGTCGCGCATTGGGTCGGGCGCAAACCTTCGGTGTTATGCAGGCTACAGACCCGCTACGCAGCTTCCCGCAATCGTCCTTACCTACGGCGAGGACCGCGACGTAAGCCCGTCGCATCAACGCACGGACAGGGTGCGAAGGTTAGACGTAACTATCGATTGCATCGGCGCGACCCTTTCGGCGTCTAGGTTGCTTGCCGAAGCCGTTCGCGTCGGCTTGCATGGGGCCGCCGGCACGGGCCGCGAATCGACACAGGTTTTCGAAATCCGCGTTATTTCGTGTTCCACCGAGTTTGATATCGGGGCAGAGGGAACCGAACCCGAAACGCATATCACAACCGTACGGGCCGAATGTACCTACAGGTCGCCGGCCGTTTCACCCATCACCATTACGGACCCTGGCGGTCCCGTGTAAAAAGGAGCCTTTCAAATGGCCGCATTCACTTCCTTCGGATCGACGCTTAAGGTTGGCCCCACAACTTCGGGCGCATACCAGGCCCCGACCAACACCGTCGGCGAAATCCTTTCCATGAACGTTGACGGCATTTCCCTTACTGCCGTTGACGTTACGAACATGACCAACCGCCACCGGACTTTTGTTCCGGGCCTGATTGACAGCGGGAATATCACGCTTGAAGTTAATTTGGACCCCGACGATACCAACGGGCAAAGCGTGATTATCGACCAACTGGATAACACCGCCGCCACCACCGCGCCGGTTGCGCTTTCGTTCCTGGTTGAGTTCGGCAGCAGCACCAACAAGGGTGCGCAAATGCACGGTATTGGAATCGTCACGCAGTATTCGGCCCGCGCGAGCCTTGACGCTGCCGTAACTGCGTCTATTACGATCAAGTGGAGCGGAGCAATCACCTTTACGAACGTTAACTAATGAACACGGCAAAGGAACGGCTTCTAGCGCTTCGTGCGGCGGTCCCTTCGGAGACTGTAGAGATTCCCGGCGTCGGCCAGGTCGAGGTACGCGGCCTGACCGCCGCCGGGCGGGACGAGTGGGAGCAGCGTATTTACGCTGCACGCGGTCGCACCGTTAAAAACATGCGGGCAAGCCTCGTTTGTATGTGCCTGTTCGAAGACGGAAAGCGCATGTTCGAAGCGAACGAAATCGACGCGGTTGGGGAAATGCCGGCCGCCGTCGTGGATTCGCTTTGGGACGTGGCTAGCAAGCTGAGCGGCTTGGGTAGCAAGGACCAGGAAGAGCTAGAAAAAAACTGCGAAAGCGCCCGCTGAGACAATTCCTGTTTCGGTTGGCGCTGGCGCTTGGAATGACGGTAGAGGAACTAGGCGAACGCATGAGCGGTTTAGAGCTGCAAGAGTGGATGGCATTCGACCGGCTTAGCCCGATTGGCGATGATCGCGGCGACCTTCAAGCCGGCATTATTGCCAGCACGGTAGCCAATGCGCACCGTAGCCGCGGCCGTCCGTTCCGGCCGCAAGACTTCATGCCGTTTTTGCAGCAGGAAGAAACCGAACCGCTGGCCGTTGCTCGGAAGTTGAAGCGGCAGCTTGAAGGGGGCGCATAATGGCCGTAGTTGCAAGCCTGAAAACCCGAATGCTGATGGAAACGGATGAGTACATGGCGGCCGCCGATAAGGTGATTCGCCGTACTTCCAGCATGTCGCAGCAAATCGGAAGCATTACAAGCAAAATTGGCAAATCCTACATGGGGGCCATTACCGGCGGCGTAATGAGCATGGTCGGCGCTAACGCCGTGGACGCCGGCGTACGTGCTTTGGCTAACGGCATCGCAAACCTTGACATTAGCCGTCTTCGGGACGCAAGCGCCGTTTTCGAGGAAATCGGAACACACGTCGAGAACGCGGTAAAGCAAATTCCGCTTGTTGGCGCGTTCTACGAGCTTGGGCAAGCGATGGCGCGGACCCAGGAAGACGTAGAAAACGACAGGCGGCGGGTTCAGATTTACAAGGAAATCGCAGACGCCGCCGCAGACGTTGCGAAGCGAGAGCGCGAAATCGAAGCCGCGCAAAAGGCACGCGCTTCAGCAATGCAGGCGTTTTCGGAGTCCTACGGAAAGCGCGTAACCGATTTAAACCTAGAGCTTCAGCTTCTAAAGGCGGGTTCGGAAGTAGAGCGCGAGCGCTTGCAGCGCATGGCCGAAATGGCCGAAATTATGGAGCGCATTTCCAAGGAAATGCAGGCCGCCGGCTATAACGAAAAGGAAATTCGGCTAGCCCAAGACAACATTAAAAAGAAGCTGGAAGAGCGAAACCGCCTTTTAGACGAGCAGCGACAAAAGCAGGAACAGCAGCAGGCCGTAGACCAGGCGGTACGCGAGCAAGAAGCACTTGCTAGGGAACGCGAAATCGCAGACGAAGCACGTTTAGCAGAGTTGAAGGCGATGCAAAGCGCTTCCAATGTGGTCGGAATTGGAACGGCCGTCGGTTCGGTGCGCGTCGCCGGCGCGGTCGATTACAGTTCCGAAGGCATGGCCAAAAGCCTTGACAGCATCCGAGATATCGACGCGCGAATCGAAGAAAACACCCGCAAGCTGAAAGACCTACAGAGGCCGGCATAATGACCATTCAATACAAGCTTGCTTCCCAAAACGTCAGTTTTGACCGCGACCAATTTACCGCGACGGCGAACTATCACGTGTACGACGATGCCAGCGCAATTCTTACCGTTGGCGAAATCGTCGGCGACTCCGGGCTAACGGCAATCCTCGGAACCGGCGCTACTAGTGCTTACCAATCCTTTGGTACTGGCTACCTTGCCAATTCGACGTATCCGAAGATTCGCTACGCCGGATACACCCTCGTAAACGAGGAAGGCGGCGCAAAGTGGGCGCTTACCGTCAATTTTGAC